CTGGTTATTTATCGGCTACCGGACCAGGGCTCGAGTACTTGTTTCATCCGTCGAGGATTACCGCGTTCCGTCGCTCCCTGATCCGATACTAACCATTGTACTCCTGTTCTGGATTCTTGTCAAGCTTTGTCATTTCCTCGATTGCTCCACGGACCCATTCATGGCTCATTTCGAGGATTTTCCCGATATCACGGAGGGTATTCCCTTGTTTATGAAGATAGTATGCTTGCTCTTTTTTTACCTTTATGAGTTTCATCCTGTACGGAGATACTTTGGGCATAATCATGATCTTATCGGGTTACTTCGTACAGTATACACGGATGTCAAGTAGTGTCAAGCTTTCTTTGACAGGATTTCGGAGGTGAGGTATGATGGGGAAGCAGTTAATAAATTGAGTCCAGTCTTCCCGCCGTGCTCTCAATTCGCGGCCGGGAGACTGGAAAACACAGAAGCATATGGCGATGTTTGATTCGGCGATAGCGCTCGTCGGGAAGGGAAAGCCGGTGTTCCCCTGCGGTAAAGACAAGAAGCCGTTGGTCGCGTGGGCTGACTTTCAAAAGCGGATCCCGACGGTGGATGAGGTGAGGGAGTGGTGGACGAAATGGCCGGAGGCGAACATCGGGATGCCGACAGGGAAGTTGTCGGGAATATCGGTCGTTGATATAGACCCGAAGAATGGTGGGACGGTCCCGGAAGGTATGCCGACGATGACGACGGTCGTGAAGACCGGAAGCGGCGGATGGCATTACTATTACAAACACGCTGACGGCGTACGGAATACCGACGAACGCGGAACAGGATTCAAAGGCGTCGACATTCGCGGAGATGGGGGATTTGTCATCGTTCCGCCTTCGATCACAAACATCGGATCATACGAAGTCATCGTCGAAGAACCGTTGATCCCGTTCCCGACGGAATTTTTCAAGATAAAGAAGGAGCGGTTCGATGTCGCGGCTATCATCGGAGGCGTCTCGGAAGGATCGCGAAATATGACCGCCGCGCAATTCGCCGGGAGCGTCATCGCGAAATACAGGAAAGAAGAGTGGGAGTCTATCGTTTGGCCGATACTCCAGGCATGGAACAAGACCTGCACTCCTCCTGAGCCGGAAAAGGATTTACGGAAGACTTTCGAGAGCATCTGCAAGACACACCTCCGGAATCACGCCGAAGAAGAGAAGAAGCAGGGGCACGGCGTTCCGATCGACGACCTCGATCTCGTGAAGAGCGCCGAAGGGAAGACTATCAAGTGTGTCGAGAACGCCGCGCGGCTCCTTGAGCGGCATCCGGACTTCAAGGGACGACTCCGGTTCGACGAGTTCGCACAGGATCCGCAGATACGTGAGAACGGTGAATGGAGACGAATCCAGGACGATGATTACACAAACATCCAGCGGGCCGCGCAGTCGATGTATCAACACTTCGCGACCTACGGTCTGGAGTTGTTCGTCCAGAGTATAATGAGCGTCTGCTCGAAGAACAAAGTGGACTCAGCAAAAGACTGGATCAGCACACTCGCGTGGGATGGGGAACAACGCATCGAGGAGTTCTGCATGAAAGCATACGGTGTCGAGGATACCGTATACCATCGGGCGGTCGGCAAGAATTTCCTCCTCGGGATGGCGGCGAGAATCCTCATTCCGGGATGCCATCACCGATCGGTGCTCATACTCGAAGGACCGCAGAACTCGAAGAAATCAAAATCATTCCGCACACTCGTCGGGGAGAAATGGTTTCTTGAGGATGCGCCGCTCAACGTCGAGAATGTGAGTTTCCACATGAGCCTCTGGGGGAAGCTGATAGTCGAGTTCTCCGAAGGGGTCATCTTCTCGAAGATAGACATGGGGAAGTTGAAGGGACTCGTCTCGACCCCAAGCGACACGATCGTGAAGAAGTGGGGGAAGACTCCGATCGACATGAGACGGCGGTGCGTGTTCGTCATCACGACGAACCAGAATCAGTATTTCAGCGACACTACCGGGAACACACGGTTCTTCCCGGTCGTCATCAAGAACATCGACCTTGAGTTTATCGAGAAGCACCGTGACCAGCTTTTCGCCGAGGCGGCGGCACGGATACGGATGGGGGAACAGTGGTGGGATGACGATGAGGAGATAACGAAAATGAACACCGAGGAGCAGGAGAGCCGGATATCGGTGTCCATCCTGGAGGAGATCGTCGACGAGTGGCTTTCGAGCAAGCGATCACAACCGGCTATCGAAGAAGGATTCCAGACGAAGATATTCTTCGAGACGATGACGAAAGACGGTGAGAAGCGTCTTAGACACTTTTCACCAGGGGAGGCACGCGAGGTCGCTGCCATTTTGAGGAAGAAAGGGTTCTTCCAAAAAGTCTACAGAATAGACGGATATTGCCTTAGATTGTGGAAAAAGGTATAAATTGTCATCCGTAACCTATCCGTAACCTATCCGTAACCTTCATCCGTAACCGCTCCATACAGCCATAGTTACTTATATTCTCTTTAGTTACACATAAAATAATATAAATAGAAGGAAAACAAAAAAAGGAAAGAATAGAAAAAATGGGGTAACTTCCGTAACTGCCGTAACTATGGCTTAAATAAGCCGGTTACGCATAACCTATCAGTAACCTATGAAAACCGAGTTCGAAAAGTACATGGATGAGCCTCGGATCGTCACTGGAGCCTCTGGCGAGAAAACAATCAAGAACCGGGACATCTTCTTCTATCCGTGGGAGGATCGGTCTCCCGACCTTGTAAGGAAGTTTGTTGCGGAACAGCGGAGAATATCGGAAAAGGCATCCGCTCCGTGCCGGTATTGTGGCGATGTTGGGATGAAGAAGCTTGAATATTTTGATGATAGGAACAAGCGGAGGCATGTACAGGCTACTTGTACCGAATGCTGGAATATCCTCGGGTATGTGAGCGATGTGCCTAATCCTGGGAATAAGATGCCTGCCGGAAAGTATAGGGGGAAAACAATGTCAATGATTTATCGGGAGGATCCACGATATTTAACATGGTTCATGTCGAACAGTATCGAAGGAGATCCGGATAAGGATAAGGTCATTCAGGCTATCGAAGCAGCTATGGACGGTGCCAATACCGATAGACGCCCCTACGTCATCCCTCCTGAGTCATTCCTAAAGAAACTTGAAGAAGAAGTCCTATGACCCCCCAAGAATACGACCTCCTCGTGGCGATGGCGGACCTAGAGGACAGCATCGAGCAGGTGAGGGATATCGTCGTAAAGGACCAGAAGCGGCAGGAGGCGAAGGAGCAGTTCGCTTTATATCAGGTCGGGGAGACGAACTTCTTTACAAGTGCAGCACGTCGGTGATAGGATAATAGCGAAGTAAAACAACACTATGCGATATGTAGTCTTCGGAGCGACAGGATTCCTCGGTGAATTGCTCGTCGAGAGGCTTTGCGACGGAGGGCACGAGGTGATCGCGGTCGCTCGGAACGAAGGGAAGCTCGTCGCGTTGAAGGAGCGGTTTCAAAGCATCATCACGATATCAGGTGATATCGCCGATACCTGGACGGTTGCAAGCGCTTTTCGGCTGAAGCCGGATGGCGTTTTCCTTTTGAGCGCGTTCAAGCACGTCGGGATGGCTGAGAAGGAAGCTATGCAGTGCGTGAAGAGCAACGTCGTCGGGACACTGAAGGTGCTGCGGGCTTCTATGGAGTTCAAACCGGAGTTCGTCGTGCTTACCTCGACGGACAAGGCGGCTCAGGTTTCAGGTGTCTACGGGGCGACCAAGCTCATCGGGGAGAAGCTGTTCGAGGAAGCGGAACGGCTGAATCCGGAAACGAAGTACCGGGTGGTGCGGTACGGGAATGTCATCAAGAGTACCGGGAGCTTCCTCACGAAATGGGAGGACAAGATGAAGAACCGCGAAGAAATCATCCTCACCGATCCGGACGCCACGCGATTCTTCTGGTCACGGGATGAAGCGGTCGAGCTTATCTTCGAGTGTCTTGAAAAGGCTCCAGACGCAAAACCGTGGGTTCCGAAGATGAAAGCGATCTCGATGGGGAAGGCTCTCAAGGCATGCCAGAGAAAATGGGGAGACGCGAGCAAAGTGAGAATCATCGGGCTTCAGGAAGGCGAGAACCTGCATGAGACTATGGGCGGAGGCGTATTCAGTAACGAAGTCGAGCAGTATACCGTCGAAGAATTCGAGAAATTCCTCTAAATAAATCGCCCCGATAAAAAAGAATGAGGAAATATTGCTTCTACATTCCGCTCAACGATGACAACCTCGGCGGGTCTATCTGGATCAGGCATATCGGAGAGACGCTCGCATCGCTCGGGCATGATGTCCGGTACTGTCATTTCGAGAGCGATACGAGTTTCGGGGACTTCACCATCATCCAATCGGAATGGATCAATAAAATCGCGTATAAGACTTCGAGACGCGCGATAGTACTCCTGGGTCATTTTACTGCCGAAGTCTACCCAGACAGCACGAATTTGCGCTCAGGCGACGTCGTGGTGACACAATGGCAAGGAGAAGTCGCCGAAGACTGGGAAAAACGGAGTGGTTTGAAGGCACATTACTTTCCGCATGGGTATTTCGGGAGAGGCGGTGAAATGGAGTTTCCGGCTCGGACTGCGGTGTGGATTGGCACTGATTCTCCATTTCGGGACATATCGAGATTCGACGGACTGCCGATAGAGAAGCTTGAATGCAAATCCGGCGCGGTCGATTGGCTGTATCAGACATCAGCGATCTGCCCGAACGTGCATCTCAACATTCAGAAAGGAAAGCTCGTCGATGTTCCGGAATCCATCCTCATGAAGCCTGGCTATGCGGTGAACGAGCGGTTGTTCTGGATACCGGGAGCCGGAGGGTTCCAGATAGCCGACGAGAACCCGATTATCAGGGAGTTCTACGACGAGGACGAAGTTCCGATGGCGACCGCCGAAGACTTCAAGGAAGTATTTGAGCATTACCTCGCGCATCCGGAGCAGCGGGAAGCGATGGTGAAGAAGGCGCATGATCGGACGATGCGGGAGCATACCTATGAGCATCGGATCACTAAAATCTTATTTCCACTTTTATGATGACAAGCGGAGAAGCTCTATCTGCCGGGGTAATGTGCATTATGAGAGAATGTGGGTTGCGTGGTGAGCTCAGAAGATGGCGTGCTGGGAAATACCACCCGAATGAAGATGCCACATTCCCAAAAGATGTTATTGATTTTATACATCTTGATAATGAGAAACAGGATGCGATAGTGGAGAAGTATGAAAGAATTGGAAAAATAGAAGTTGAACAGAAACCCATATGATAAAGAAGCTCGTAATCGGTCCAGGTCCAGGCTGGAAAGACCAGAAGCAGAGAGATTTTGAGAACGGAAAGGAGTCGATAGCGATCGACATCATCCCGGAGTTCGAGGCTGACTACTGCCTTGATATCGAAGACGACTTCCCGATATTCAAAGAGAAATTCGATGAGGTTGAGGCGCATCATATCTTCGAGCACATCTCAAGCAACAAGATATTCAAGCGGATCATGTGGGATATCTGGAACAGCCTTAAACCAGGCGGGACGGTCGATATCTGCGTTCCATACTGGAAGGATGACTCAGCGGTGGAATGTTTCGAGCACGTTCGATTCTTCAATGAGAACAGCTTCATGAACTTCTACAACAATCCGTACATCAAGGAAATGAAACTCCCGGAGTTCGAGCTGGTCGTCAATGAGGTTCGGCAGCACGGGAATGGGAGCAAAGAGGTTCACGTTTGTATGAGAAAGAAGATATGAAAACACTCTCCGCACTCATCTGTGCCAAGAACGAGTCTGACTTCATCGGAGGTTGTATCGAACGCCTCGAATCGTTCGTCGATGAGATAATCGTCGTCGATAACGGAAGTTCGGATAACACGAAGGAGGTAGCTTCACGGTATGAGAAAGTGAAGCTCTATGACTTTCCGGAGACGAACGACATGAGCGCGGTGCGGAACTTCTCGCTCTCGAAGGCTACGGGAGATTGGATAATCCAGGTTGACCCGGACGAGTGGTATCCGGATGTCGCGATGCTGAAGATACGGGCGTTCATTGACGCTGCCGATGTGAACGGATATATCTCTGCACGAGTCCATTACAAGAATCTCGCATGGCGTTCAGGATACGCGCAGAAGGACTTCGGTCACTATCCGGATCGTTTGTACCGTCGCGATGTGATAGACGCCTATCGAGGCGTTCTCCCGATAGACATGACCTATGTGAAACGAGAGTATCTTCTCGCTCCGAACAAGACGAAAGGAGACATCGGACCGCTTGAGTATGACAACGAAGATGACCGATCATTCATCCATCCGAAACAGCCGATCATCGACGTGACGTATTACCATCTCGCCCGGACACGCGGCTACTCGTTTGAACTCCGAAAGCAGTTGAATTATCAGCGTATCCTTCATCCGGAATGGAACGAGGAACAGTGCCGGGAGTCGGCGCTCATCAACCAATGGACGAGCGGACGGTACGACATGGAACCGGTCGATGTTCCTGAAGGGATACCGACGAAGACCATAACCGATCCTAAGGTAAGCATCATAATCACGAATTTCGAATATGAAAAGTATGTCGGAGAAGCCATCGAAAGCGCCATCAACCAAACGCACAAAGCCAACGAAATCATCGTTGTTGACGACTGCTCGTATGACGGATCAAGAAGCTATATCGAAAAGTTTGGAGCCTGCAAAAAGATATTTAGAAAAGAGAACGGCGGACCGGCTGCAGCGAGAAACGAAGGTATTGCGGCTTCAACTGGTGATTATTTTATCATGTTGGATGCTGACGATCGTTTACGTCCTAACGCGATAGAAGAACTCCTGAAGGAAGCGCAGCGGACGAACGCCGATGTCGTCTATCCGGACATGGAAGTATTCGGTGGGAGAGAAGATATACGGCAAGGAGTGTGGGAGATGCCGGATTACACGCCGGAAGGGATGCTCCAAGCACAGCTCATCCCGAGCGTGTGCGCGCTCATCGACCGACACGCGTTCGATTGCTCCGGTGGGATGAACATTCATACCTACTTCGAGGACTGGTTCTTCTTCCTGACGCTCTCTCATACACTGAAACTGAAATTCGTTCATATTCCGGTCGTGCTGTTAGAATACAGGACGCATCCCAAATGTAGGTCGGACATTGGGAACCCGCACAGGGAAGAAGCTATGGTATACTTTAAGAAATATTTTCCAATAAACGTATGAAAATCAAGCCAGTATCAGGGTACACATTGGTCGAGGTCCGGACGGTCGGTGATTCTCCGCTTATCACGGTCGGAGGAGACGCAATCGGAGAGCGCGAGAATGTCGTCGTCGCGGTAAGCAAGAAAGATGAACTCGAATGGAAGGTCGGTGACGTCGTGTCGATCGGTGAAGGGACGGGAGGATTCAATATGGAAGATGCAGGAAAGAAATATATCCTGCTTCCGAATTCATCAGTGATAGCAGTTCTATGAAAACACTCTCGCTCATCGGTGCTGCGGTCTGTGTGCTGTGGCTTGTCGTGCTGTTCCCGTGGCTGATACTTGTCGCCGCGCTCTTGTGGTTTATCATTGTCGCAGGTGATCTATGATAGCATTCGTTACAACGAACACGGTAACGTGCGGTGGGATGATTGTCCCGTTCGAGTATGTTTCACGTCTCAAGAAGCTCGGACACGAGGCTGATATATTCGCCGAAGAAGGAAACGAGAACCTCGAACGGCAATACGGTATAAAGGTTCGTCCGCTCTCGGAACTTGTGACAGGCGAGAACGATGTGATCGTCGCCATAAGGTGGGAGCAGTGTGAACGGTTGAATTCCATGCCGGGGAAGAAGTTCCAGCTCGTGCAGGGCGATGACCTGAAGCTGCTCGGTGGAGATCAGCACGAGGCGTGTTCGTATTGGCGGAATCATCCTGATTGGAATCTCATCGGTGTGTCCCGGTATGTGCTCATGCGGTGGAATCGCGGGACAGTCATCCCGAACGGACTGAGCGAGCGATTCTTCGAGAACAAGGAGGTTGTGAAGGATATCGACATCCTCATCGAGGGGAACAACGAACCGAACAAGAACATACAGGAATCGCTTGCCATCGCTCAAGCGGTGTACTCGAAGCGCCCCGGGACGACCGTCGCATGGCTCGGGAGAGAAACATACCCGATAAACGGAGTCGAGACGTTCACGAATCCGAATCAGGAGGACATACCGGCGATCTATCAGCGGTCGAAGGTGATGATAAAGCTCTCGAAGTCCGAAGGGTTCTGCCTCCCGATACTTGAGGCGATGGCGTCGCGGGCTCTCGTCGTGGCGGCTATGATGGGAGGAAACGATGACTGGTGCGAGCACGAGCGGAACTGTCTGCTCGTTTCCGATTGTTTCGCCGTTGACGAGATCATCGACCATCTCGATAACGAGAAGCACCGATGGGTCGTCGAGCGGGCGAAGGATACGGCAAAGCGGTTCGATTGGAACGAGAGCATACAAAAATTCCTGCTATGTACGAAGTGACGCTGACGACTGACAGTCAAAAGGAACTCATAAAGCTCGAACAGATAGCGTCGATGTTGTTGACCGCGAAAGCGCACGGACACGCTGATATCCGGATAACCGTGAGAGATGGAATCCTAACTTTTGGCTCAATAGAGCTGAAATCGAAGTGGGATTGACAAGAAAAAGGTATTACTGTATACTAGTGGTAAAATATACGTCTGAGGGAAGAACCCAGGACACGGCGAAAGCCTTGTTCTGTTTTGTTTAATCGGCGACTTGGGTAAACCCAATCGAACGGCGACATGGATCAGTCAGGCTCCGATAACATCGGAATACCCACTCCCAGACCGCCGATTGAACATAACTCAAATACTATGGATTCTTCAGTGAACATGACGGCGCAGCACAAGAAAGGTGTTCCTTTCGTCGCGAAGATGGCTAAAAGTGGTCCGAGCCTTAAGAATTACAAGGTTTCGACGCGCCTTCCGCTCACGACCGACCACGAACTCCGGGTTCCAAACCCGGGTGAAGCCGAATCTAAAAAGACTTTTAAGAAATAATATGCAAGCATCAACGCCGAAGCATACCTCATCGACGGTGAAGACGGTCATCAAGGCGACCAGACTCGCTCTCCAGGGGATCATGAAGGAAGGACAGACGATGTTCCCGAAGAAAGATAGCGGGAGCCGACCGAATACGAAAGGTATGACGCCGAAGCTCACGCATAATAAGGATGATCACTCAGCGTAATGGCAGGAAGAGGACGACCATTCAAGTTCACAGACCCGGATCTGCTCGAAGAGAAAATCAACGAGTATTTTGACACGACACCGAAGGATGAATGGACATGGACCGGGCTTGCGTTGTCGCTTGATACGACCCGTGAGACGCTTTCCGAATACAAAGAGAAGGAAGGATTCTCCGATCTGGTGAAATGGGCGCTGCTCAGGGTCGAGAACGGATATGAGATAGACCTGAAGAAGCATGGGAGAAGCGGAACGATATTCGCGCTCAAGAATTTCGACTGGAAGGACAAGAACGAGACCGATATCACTACGCAGGGCGATAAGGTGAACGGCGTTATCATGTTACCTCAACGCAATGATGGCACACTGGCAACCTCAGAAAAAACAGATAGCAGCCCTGTCGCGGACTGAGGATGAGGTGCTGTACGGTGGGGCGAGAGGAGGAGGAAAGACGGACGCCGGACAGGCATGGTTGACATACGACATAGGGAATCCGAGGTATCGGGCGTTGGTCGTGAGACGGAACGCTGACGACCTCAGGGATTGGGTGGACAGAGCGCGACGGATGTACCTTCCAACGAAAGCGGAGTTCGCAGGGAACCCTGCCGAGATAAAGTTTCCGAGCGGCGCGATCATACGAACCGGACACCTCAAGGACGAGAACGCATACTCGAAGTATCAGGGACATGAATACCAGAAGATTCTCATCGAGGAGCTGACGCACATCCCTAGGGAGAGCGACTATGAGAAACTCCTGGGAAGTTGTCGAAGCACCGTTCCGGATATCTTCCCGCAGGTGTTCGCGACGACGAACCCGGATGGACCGGGGTATCAGTGGGTGAAGGAGCGGTGGGGAATACCGGACGAACCGAAAGATACCGTGCTCACGGAACTCGCTGACGGACGGAAACGGGTATTCATACCGGCGACCGTCGAGGATAATCCGGTACTCATCACCGCCGACCCGGGATACGTCAGGTATCTTGAGTCGATGAAGGATGAAGATCTCCGCAAAGCGTGGCGGGACGGGAGCTGGGCAGGAATCCATGTCGAAGGTGCGTATTATCGGGATCAGCTGAACAAGGCACGGAGTGATGGACGGGTATGTTCGGTTCCGTACATCGAAGGGATGCCGGTCAATACCTACTGGGACTTGGGAATCGGCGACTCGACAGCGGTACTCTTTTTTCAAAACATCGGGCAGGAACGCCATTGGATTGACACTTATGAACAAGAAGGTGAAGGACTCCCGCACTACGCGAAAGTCCTGCAAGAAAGAGGCTATGTGTATGGAACTCATTACGCCCCGCACGATATCGAGGTCAGAGAGCTGGGATCTGGTCGTTCCCGCCTCGAAGTGGCACAGTCCCTCGGAATCAACTTCCAAATTGTCCCGAGACTGTCGATTGAAGATGGCATCAACGCTGTAAGAAACAGGTTCAATACGCTCTGGATAGACGCTGAGAAGAACAAGGAAGCGATCAGAGCCATAGCGAACTATCACAAGGAATTCGATGAGAAACGCGGAACATTCAAGAATCAACCGTTTCACGACTGGTCAAGTCATATCGCAGATGCACTAAGGTACTGGGCAGTAGCCCCTGAAAACAACTATGGTGGACAACTCAAATCGAGCTATCGAAACTAAAGTGGAGGAAATGGCAATCAATGCCTGGATAGGGCATCGGACGTCTTTCGTCGACTGGCGGATGAAATGCCAGCAGCTCGTCGATCGCTACGAAAACAAACTCCGCGAAGGTTCGATAACTGCGCAGCTCAAGGTGAACGCGCTTCTCGGAGCGGCGTTCGCGTTGGTTGAGAACGCGCTTCCGCGCATCATCGGGAAGAAACCGAAGTGGCGGTATCTCGGTCGCGAGGAATCCGACGGCGAGGAAGCTGAAATATATGACGAGTTCTCCGAGTATCAGTTCGATGAGGCGAATGCCAAGGAAGAGCTTGAAGAAGTAGTGAAGTGGGCGCTTATCACAGGTCTTTCAGGTGCTGAAATGGGCTGGGAGAAGAAACAGCGTGTCGTGCAGAAGTCCGGGAAGGAAATCATGGGGCTTATCATAACGAATCCGATGGCGCTCAAGGCGCTCAAGAGTCTCGGGATAGACAAGAAACTCAAGGACGGGAAGAAGGACGAAACGAGGAACACCTCAAGCTGGACGCTCACCGCGATCCCATCGTATGACCTTATCTGGTCGCCGTCAGCCAGGAATATCGCCAAGGCTCCGGTGAAAGGATACAAGATGCGGAAGCCTCTTATCGAGCTGAAGCGTGACGGATACAAGACTGATGCGCTCGAAGCGCAATTGCTCACGAACGACGAGGATGTGAACCGCGCGAACTCGCGCGAGGGAATCAGCCCGTCGCAGAAAGTCACCAATATCCAGGAGCAGGAAGTGGACGTTGCCAAGCTCTATGTCGATTATCAGGACGAATCCGGAATGGTCCGGAATTATATCGTCATGCTCGGTTCGATAACGGGAGGCGCGCCGGTCGCCATCGGGACGATGGAGAATCCGCTCGATGAGAAGGTCACTCCGATGGTGTTCTTCACCCCGATAAAGCGACCAGGGAAGGCGTACGGATTCGGAATGATCGAGCCGTCGCTTGGGGTGATAGACGCGGAAGAAGACGCTTTGAACCTGAACATCAAGGGCGAATTCATCGCGACCGTCCCTCCGATCGAGTACAACCCGGCGAACATCATCGACCTGGAAAGCCTGAAGTATGAGGAAATGGCGTTGACTCCGGTCAGGAATCTCGGGCAGTCGATGGCAATCATGCCGACACCGCGTCCGAACACCGGGAGCTATCAATTCCTCACAGACTTCCTCCAGAAAGCGAAGCAGAACATCTCCGGAATCACCGATTACCAGACCGGAGCCGACCAGAAGTCAGGCGGGAAGACGCTCGGAGAAATACAGCTCAAGACCGAGGAATCGAACAGCCGGATGGGACAGGTGCAGACGAACTTCGAGAACCAGGTCATCTGGAATCTCGGCTACATCGCGCTTGTCATGAACAAGCAGTATCTCAGAGACGACAAAGAAATGATGTTCCGGGTCGTCGGGAAGAAGGGGCAGGTCACCTCGAAGACCATCGACTTCGATGACATCGACTCCATCAAGGATATCGCCGTCGTGCCGGGATCGACCGCGCTCGCCTCGCAGAACGAGGAGTTCCAGAAGTGGTCGAACCTTCTCGTCATAGCGAACAATGAGATGGCGACTCCGAATCCGGTTCAGATAGATAAAGACCCGATCGTCGAGCGACTCATCGAGAATGGGTTGCGCATTACCGATTCACAGGTTTTCCTCCCGTCGAAACGTGAACGGGAAGAGGCTGAGGTCGGAGGAAAACAGGCGCAGATAGCCGACGC